TGCTGTCAATGCGTTTGTTGACATACGGACACCTTCAACGAGTGAAGATGCAAATCCGAGGTTGTTATAACGCATGAAGTTGATCTGTAGACCAGGTGCAACTCCAAGTTCTGTCTTCTTAACAGCGAACTGCTCGAAGCGTAGAATTGGCATTGACTGGAATAGAATTTCTTTAGACCAGATGGTCTGAATTGCTTGTGTAAGCTGGCTGTTAGCGCCAGAATACGCTGTTGGGGCAGCGGCTAAATTACCGGTACCTGTTACGGCTGATGCCATGTCGGTTTTACTCCTTAGTTAATTAATTAATTGAAGTTGAATTGCTTGCTTATTACCCGAAGATTCCCTTGCCATTCGCACCTACATTTGGAAGTAGCTTTGAACGATATTTTGCATAGTCAGCAACCGACATAGCGGCAATTTGGTCCGCTGTAAACTGTTGTTGATCCGAGTTATTTTCCAGGGTTGGGGGCAAAGTAGTTCTTGTCCCCGTCATCTCTCTACGCAAGCTCTGGGTAGCAGCCTGCGCTGAATCAAGGATACGAGAGGATCGCTCCTTGAGCCCTGAAATGCTTGCTTCAATCTCATCTTGGTTGTTACCAGTAATAAGATCAAGCAATTCAGGAAGAATATTGTCTTGCTCTTGTTGGAGTCGTGCTGTACGGTACTCAGTAAGTTCTGAATACTGACGTTCACGATCTAAGAGTAGGAATGCCTTTTCGCGTTCTGAGCGTTCGGCTTCTAGTTTTTCCGCCCATTCTTTTTCCTTAGTTTCAAGGAGTTGGCGGACATCCATCTCAGCTTCTGCCTTTTTACGGTTTTCAGCTTCTTGCTCTGCTTTAGATAACTCTGCTAAAGCGAGTCGTTCTTCACGGTCTTTCTTAAGAAGATTTACTTCTTCTTTGAGCGAATCAATAGTAGGGTAGAGCTTAGATTTCTCTTGCTCACGCGCCTTCTGTAGATCCATCTCAGTGTAAGACTTATTAGACTGTGATTGAATGGGTGTAACGTTTTGTGTGTTGTCAACTGCTGCATTAACTTCAGCTTGAAAAGCTTCCATAGCTACAGGAGAATCAACAACAGAGGTTTCTTCTGACATAATTATTCCTTAGGTGTAAGAGGTCGTTGTCCGAATTAGTGCCACGATGACCTGCGGATTGATTTAGGTGGTGTATAGCGTCGCAAATACAAGGGTTTTTGTCAGGCTAAACTACTTATTAGCCATTACCCGGGTACTTGCTTTCTTCCGTGTCTACTCCGCGGTTTTTTGGAATCACTGTTCCATATGCCTTGGACACTAGTTCGGAAGTCATCTCATCGATAGTTGCGGCCTCAAACGGAGTCATGACTCCTGGTTGACCCGAAGGTCCTGGGCCCGTACCATCACCAGGTGCTGCACCTGGAGGCATCTCCCCGCCATCCTGTGGGAGGATTCCGGTTAGGGATGCAATTGCTGCATTGATCTGTGATCGAAGTAGGTTAAGTGCGCCATCTGACTTGGCGTCCTCTATAAGCTCTACACGAATTTCTTCAAGCTTCTCTGCTGGGAATTCTTCACCAAGAGTACGAAGAGCGCCCTTACGACTCTCTAGATTAAGCTGCATCTTGCTTTGAATTTCATTAAGAACAATGAGCTTATCAAGAGGGAGTGGTTGTGGGAAGTGGACTACAGATTGGTAGGTCTGTGGATCATTAGGATCTAGTTGAGTAAGCTGGTCTTTAGCTATTGGGCCATTAAACATAGGGTTATAAACAAACATCTCTGGTTCTTTTAGACCAATGGTCATGAGAACTAGTTCGTTGATTCTACGCAAGCCTTCTGAATACTGAACTAACTTTTGCTGGTAACGATTCATCAAAGGTTGGAATTGGATCGCAAGAGCTGTTCCAGATGTATTTGAGATCGGTTGAATCTGTCCTAAAGCTGTTTCTGGAATACCGATCATCTCATGCATAGAGCGCTTTACTGTTTCTAGATACTGCATAGCGCCGGTAAGTCCTGCACCGCCACCTTCTAGATTAAAGACTTGGGCGTCTTTAGGAAGACCGCCCCAGACCTTTTTAGGTCCCTTTTCTAGGGACGAGGCCTTAGCGCCGGTAATTACTGTAACGGGCGCCGCATGGTAGTTAATGATGTCTGCTATGTCGGTAGCTACTTCGTTATATTGACGGTTAAGCACAATTACGTCGTGACAATCAGAAAGACCCCATGGGGAGCCTGAGATTCTTACATTTGGTATATGAATGATTGGTACTAACCCGATTGGGTTTGGTCGAGAGTCAATGAGCTCATCGTTAATGTATTCTTCGATTCGTTCATCTGTGAGGATTTCGGTATATGTATATACCTGACGAGTGCCCTCTAGGGAAGTTCCCCAGAAACGATACTTTAGCTTAAACCGGATAAGGCGTGAGCGATCGTGGGGGTGAAACTCTGGAAAACAGAAAGATGCATTTAGTGGAAGGATTCTAACCTTACCTGGGTGCTTACGGCCAATTGGATCTACAAACGGCTCTTCATACGCTACTTTAACAAAGCAGTCTCCAGAGACTCCGCCTTGTTGGCCCATTTCCCAAAGAACTCCGCCTTTGTCATTATCAATTTCCCAAACACGTTTTAAGATATCTGGGACAATGGCCTCAGTTGCGTGTGGGCTACGGAAAGATGCGCCACGTCCAAAAGTAAAGTTAATTAAATAGTCTGAAAATGCGCGGTAGTAGTTGTATACCATCTGTGCTTCGCCGACTTCACGGCGATAAGGCCAATGATGGCCAAGGTACATAGCCCAGTTAAGAGAGTATCTATTTAGTCGGGGGCCGTGTACTTCAAACTCTTCGTCTGCAAGCTCTACTAAACCAAGTGGAGAAATAGAGATAGTTAAATCAGATGATGCAGCTCTATACGACGGTGGGCTAAAGTCAATACTCATATTATATTAAACCCGCCCTTTTCTTATCTCGTTTTGCTTTTGAAATTTTTGCTTTTTTCTTTGTCTCTTCACGAGCTTTTTGATCTCGCATTTTAAGTGGTACTTGAGATTTAGACTCAACGTATTGCCCACCCTGTCTTGCGTATTCTTTTGACACCCACTCATTAATTGGAAAAGTTGTTTTTGCATTAGGATTTTTAATTGGATACTTAGCCTTAGCTTGACGCATAAGACTATTCCAAAGCTGTTCGTTCATCGGAACTTTATCAGCCATTTAATCTCCTAATAAGAAGGGGGTGCCCGGTCTCGGAGAAGGGGTACAAGACCGGGTACCGCCTTAGTGTATCTTATTTAGTCGTTAACTCGTGCTGGGTTAGGGCGCTGATAACGTGATCCGTTACGGTCAACTTCTTCAAATGACGCTTCTGCGTAATCTGAAAAGTTTCCTGTTTCATATTCAGAGATGTATGTAGGTGCTTCTACCCATGCAGCTGAACCTACGTGAGCGCGCTCGCTCATAGTTTCTTCTGCTGACTTTGTGTGAACTGCCAAGTTGTGGTTTGGACGACTTGGAGCTACATCGTAGCCTTGGTTAATTCCTGTTTGGAATTCATTTGGAACGTCTGTGTCTGTTGCTACGCCTTCTTCAAAGCGAAGTGGTCCACGAAGACCTGGTGTTGCAGGGGACATCTTGCGTTCGTAGGTAGCGCCTACTCGCTCAGGTGATCCTGGGATTGGTGCAATTGCCATGTGTTTTCTCCTATAGGGTTGAGATTGAGGGCCTCAGGTGTAATTCTGAACCCATTCGGTGTATTTTTTGTGCTAAACGCAGCTTATTTAAAGAACGGAGAGGAGCTAACCTCTACGGTGGGCATAACTAGCTCTTGGGTTAAGGCGCAGGCTAATGACAATGAGTCTACAAAGTCATCATGTGCGTGTGCTTCTTCGGGAGCAGCCACTAAAAAGTTAGGGCCTTTGTATTGAACTTCGGCGTCTGTCATTTGTTGATAGAACCGCTTCCAAGTTCTTAGTCGTCTGGTCTTGGCATGAGCTGGCCAAGAGATGAGTTGACGTTGGATCAGGGCTTGAAGATGTTTCCAACGTTTAGATTGTTCTGTAGGACTAGAGGTAAGCGAGATTACCTCAGCTCTAGGTAATAGCATCTTTAATCTCTGGGCTACTGCATCTCCAACGCCATTGGCATCGATAGCCACAGCATAGACATCGTAGTTTCCCAAAAAGTTTACTATTTGAAAATATTGCTCTTCCCAGTCATCGCCTTGGATTTCAAGCCAGTTTAAGATTCTATGGTCGTAATAACCAAACTCATCGGGCCTATCCCAGTCAACCCACACAACGGTTACTACCGTTGAGTCCATCTTTCGTGCCGGATCAATCCCCACGACGACTGGCGAGACATGATAGCTTTTCTGTATTTCCTGGCTTGTATCTCCGAGGTCGTCCATGATAGAGGATGTAATGAACATTCCTCTCTCCAGCAACCACTTACAGTTGTATGAAAGCTGAAACTCATCCGACTCTTCACCGACTCGGAGCATCTCTTTACGAATGAACTTTTCGTAGTTTGGGTTAAATTTTGCGACATCTTTCCAGTCCCATTGAAAATGATTCTGTTTTCCATTTCTACCTACTTGTCGTCTTTTGTTGAGTTGGATAGCTCGGTAAAAGTTATTTTTATGTGTGGTTGGTGTACCAGTTTTAACCATAGTCGCGTTGTAGTACGCGCCCATAGGAGCAATAGACTTAGATACAATAAAATCGTCAGCCTCCTGGCACTCATCAATAATCATTAGGTGAAATGACTTAGACTCAATTTTAGCTCTAGGATTGGCTGTCATCATCATCAAACTAGATCCAGAATGCTTTAACTTAATGTTTCTGGTAACTCCTGGAGACTTTGCTGTGACATCGTCAATTTCAGGGTCCCCTAGGATTTCAAGAGCATGTTCGCTAGTAAGTCTAGATACTGTTCTTGAATATAGGGTTTCTGCCTGTGCTTGGACAGGAGCAAACATACCTACCCAAATACCGTCTTGAAACTTTCCTAAAAGATCTGGGTACATTTTTGCTAAACGAGGCAGGATAACCATAAGAGTTGCCACAGTGTCCGCCACGGTTTCTGATTTACCAGACTGACGTGAAGCTAAAGCGGTTATTTCTTCACCATCGTTAATTAATACAGACTCAATAATACGTCGTGCCAAAGGCTTCTGATATGTGTGCAGGTCGTGACCAACCAGCAACTTCATAAAAGACATAATTTTTTCTACAAGGGATGCAACGAACTCTCTAGAAAGCTCATCCATTTCGTCATCTTGGTTCTCAAGATCTTCTTCGTGTAGGGGAGTAAAACCGTCAGGATCGTCATCGCCATCATCAATAGCAAGATCTTCGTCTTCTTCTTCATCGTCATCCTCACCATATTCTAAGATTGATTCAAGATCAAATTCTTCGGGCTCACCCTGTTCAAGGTCATTAAATTCAAAGTCATCACGCATCAGTTCTCCTCTTTACGGTCTCAAGTGCCTCATATAAGACCTCGGCAGCCAGGGTGGCTTCATTCAGGTAGAACTGATCTTGTTTCTTTTGCCAAGCAGATAAATTCCTAGCAATATCATAAATAGAGCTTTCAGCCCAAGCTACTATGTCTCGGTCCGGCAGTAGTTGAATACGCTTTTGAACACGAGAAATTTCACGCTTTACTGATTTACGCTTCTTGAACCGTAGATTCACTTTTTGCCCCATATCTTATGTAGTCCCAGTCTACCTCGTCTGTAGTTAAACCGCGACCATTGACCGCATAAGTCAATGCCTGGCTTTCATCGAAGTGGGTATCTTTCCACCTACCAATTACTAAACCTAGCCTTGTAAACGGAAGCCTAATAGCTACTCCACGTCCTTTACGAAAAGGTCGTTCAATCTCTTGGCTTTCAGCTTTTTCAAATAATTCTTTTGGCTTTAAACCGTAAACTATCGTGTGCCAATAGGTATACCCAATATCGTGTGTCCGTGCCATTACTTCCCTTTATTTATATATTTAGCAATTTGTGATGTTCTATATGCCCTAGCTGCATAGGCCTGCAATAGAGGTGGCACATTTGCGGTACTTGCATAGCCTCTAGGCTTTGGGTCTAGCACATCTCGAATATATTCCCATTTTGAAATAGTATCTTTAAATCCAGTCCACTCGTCCCTATCTACGTCGTAATAGTTATATATAACTCCGGTACTAAAAACTATAGTTAACATAGATCGTTTTTCATCAAAAGCTGCTGCAAAGGTTCTAGGGCGATCAATTTTACCGGTAGTTGTTGGGGCTTGAACATCTTGACCTGAAAAATCTACAGGTCCATGTAGGCTTGCGTCGTCAGGTTCAAGGATGTCCGCACCGTCGCCATAGTACTGGCGGGTATCATAGCGTTCCTCAACTTGGTTAGTTACATACCCGGCTTGAGTAGTTCCAAATATATCTGCCACTTCATTATAAGAAGCTCTTTGCTTTCTAATTGTGTTTTGCACTTCTTGGGCAAGAATTGCATCTACTTGTTGAGCATCTTTAGAAGAAAATCTATTTAAGGCATGACGAGCTAATCGCCCCGCCCTATCTGCTCTTGAATCCGCCATTTATTAATCTCCGCAAGTATGTGTCTCTAGTTGTGCCTCTGATACGATAACGTTGCAATCATTACAACTAAACCAGCGGGTTGGTTTAAAATTGTTCTGAGCTGTGCTTCCTAGTGGAAGGTCCTCACCACCGCTGTCTGATTGACGGTCGTAGTCGTGAGTTATTCTAGTTTCCGCTAATATCTCCGGTGGGAATGGGCCCCTCGGCGAGGTCACCTTGCTTGGCACTGGATGTGCTTGCTTTGTCTGAATTCTTTCCACTCGCATTTTTTGACTCGTCTTTCTTAGCTGTAGTTACATCAATAGACGATACATTCTCTGGCAAAGGCTTGTCTTTATAGATCCAAGGCAAATGCTCTTTACAGACAAGCTGATCTTTTGCGCTTGCATTAATAATACTAAAATCTGCTGGGGTGTTACAAACGTCACATTTTACTTCACTGGACATGGTTTGTTCCTTTCAAAGAAGTATAAGTTTACACCCTAGTAGCGGTTGCAGACCCCCTGTAACTACTGCTAGGGTTTATACATGGCCCAGGCAACTGGGCCATCACGCATCTATGTAACGAAAAGGATTGCAACCGAATTCGGTAGAAATAGGCCGAATTGCTAGTCTATAAGTGACAGTTATAGAATGGTCAGGATTGGTCCTCTAGCCTAGGAGATAGTGTGAATTTTAATGGAAAACGTAAAGTAAGTGTATTAGCTTTAACGGTTCTACTTCCTTTAAGCCAATCGGCTTGGGCCGCAGAACCCGCAGGTCCCGTTAATGACGGGTCAACTGTGTCTACACAAGTAAAGACAGGCTTAGACCAATATCGGGGAGCAACAAGCCTCTCAGATACGGAACTGGCAGATCTACTCAAGTTGGTAGGTTTTTCAGGAAAATCTCTAAGAACTGCCTGGGCCATTGTAATGAGAGAATCTCGTGGCCATCCCCTATCCCATAATGGAAACGCATCAACTGGCGACGATTCTTATGGTCTTTTTCAAATTAACATGCGAGGAAGCCTAGGATCAGAACGACGGGAAAAGTTTGGTATCTCTAAAGATGCTGAGCTACTCGATCCAGTTACAAATGCTCAAGCCGCATACTACATGAGCTCACATGGTGAGAACTTTGGATCTTGGGGCGTAGGCCCTAATGCATACGATGGGTCTGCATCAGAACCAGCTGTGACAATCTGGTTATCTAAATTTCCCGGATAATTAGCAAAGCAAAAAGCCCCCAGTTATTAGCTGGGGGCTTTTTGTTTGTGTTGGGATTATGAGGCTGCGTAAGGTGTGATTGTAATTGCAGCACCAATTGCTGTTGAGGCAGCGCCTGCAGCAATAGACTGAGTCTTGATTGTGCTGAAACGTGCAGGAACCTTTGCTGTACCTGTATCTGCTGCTGAAACAACGTTTGTTGCTGTCTTAGCATATGAGAAGGTTGTTGAGGTAACTGCTGTGATTGGAGCAAGTGTTGCGTTAATTGTTGTAGCTGTAACGGCCGCAACTGTGACAAGGTCGCCTACCGCAAATCCGTGTGCGGCTGCTGTAGTAACTGTTGCTACGTTGCTTGTAAGGACTACGTTAGAGATAGCTGGGGTTACGCCAGAAGCTGTTGTAACTGTAAGTTCTGCGTCAGCAAGGGCATCTTGAGCCAAAGCTGTTGTAAGACCAACAACATTTGGAACACGAACATAGGCAGCTCCGGATACGAATGCGCCGTCAGCTGCTGTAAGAGCGTTTGAAAGCTGTACGATACCGTTGTTGATGTTGATAAGTGAACCTGTTGTTGAATTGGTTACTGTGAAGTAATCACGTGTAGCGGTAGCTACTGTAGCTGATGAGAGGTTGAATGTGTTACATCCTGTGATAGTAACGACATCTCCAGCTGTAAGCTCGTTGTATGACTCAAAGCGAACGGTTGTTCCATCGCCAGAAACCTGGGTAATGTTGAACTTTCCTGTAGCAGCAATGAATGAAGGGTAGTTTGCCCAACCCGCTTCTTGAATAGCGTGGCTGTCAAGCGTGAAATCTAGACGTGCACTTGGCTTTACAGAGTAGCCAGACCAGCTCTTGTTCTGAGCTGCATTGTTTGCAACCTTTTCAACAGCAGTTCCATCTGTGCGTTCGTCGTTAGGCTGAGGGGCAAAGTTACCCCATACGAAATCTACGGCTACGTTGCCTGATGAATCAAGCAAGTTACCTAGGTTATTTGTGGCCATTATTTACCTTTTCTATATAGAGGGGGGTTTAACAATCCCATGCGCGTAGGGACCAGATAAGTTTATCTAGCAATCCCAAGCGCGTCTTGCTTTATTTAACCGGCTATTTGGATCTTTAGCTGCTTTTGGAAACATCTTAGCTTGGCCGGCAGATCTGGCACAATAAGATTTACGACGAGCAGCGGACTTCTTTGACTTAGCAGCCTCAGCTTTTTTTACAGGGGGCTTTAGATTGTGGCCTTCAGCTTTAGCTGATGCGCGTCCTTTGGCATTTAAACCACCATTAGGGTTCTTG